GCATTCTTCTGTGCGTCGGTCTTCGCATTATTGGCGATGTATACAAGTTCTGCGAGCTTGACCATTCTTAATGTGGGCTGAGAAAAGATTCATATGAGAGTTGAAACACTCGTATCAATCTTGAGATTGGGGGAAGGGTGGGTATATATTTATTCGTCATCTTCGTCAACTTCAATATCGTCATCAACCTCCTCGTCTTCTTGGAGGTCAAGACCTTGGAACGCGAAGGATGGAAGCTTCGTAGATTGTTCAAGGAGACACTGTTGGAGGCGCATAGTCACACCAAACTTGTTATCGATGAACCAGATTGAGCTCAAATCAACAATGGCCATAACCTTTTGGCTCTTCTCAATCGTATCGAGTTCAACCGGAGTCTTTTGCATAGAATAGGCCTCTGGAACAAAAGAACCATCAGGCTTCGTCGCAATCTTGAGCTTCATCGTCGAAGGGTATTGCTCCTTACCTGGGCGAACCATTGGCTTGTAGAGCGCTTCACGGAGCACCGCAACATTGAACTCCTTCCCAAGCCATTCCTTGGAGTTCGCAGCCACCGTGTTCACGATAATTTCGTCCAACTCCTTCAACTTGTCGTGAAGCTCCATAGCCTCAGTGTTATCGGGGTCAAAGGAGAGGTCAAGAGAGTACGACGTGCGTCCGGTACCCTCATCAGTAAAGGCACTCAAACCAAATGGAGAGCGCATAAATGGAAGTTGAAGATAGATTTTTTTGTTGTCGCCACCGTTCAAGTAGACGGTCTTACCGCCATTCTTATTCTTACGGAGTTTTGAGAAGCCCACAGAGGAGGCAGAGAATTCGGAGGATCGTTGGATAGCAAGCGACATTGTGTAGAGGGTATTATATATCTTCTTGGAGTCTCGACTTTAAGTCAGTTTTTTTGTGTGACTATTATAAAACTAATCATGGGTCTTTTTAAAGATTGTGGCTGTGGATGTAACGGTCGAAAGCAACAGGAGAAGTTCATCACTTCCCTCATTTCGGGTTTGACTTTTTTCATTGTCGCAAACCCAGAGACGTTCCGTCTCGTCAGGCGGGTTCTCGGTCCACGCATCGCGACCCCCAATGGATGCCCATCCACGATGGGTCTCCTGGTGCACTCAGTCGTCTTTATCCTCATCGTGTGGGGTATGATGAACGTAAAGAAGGAGGAAAAGGTGGTTATGGGTCCATCTGCGTGTGGATGCGGTGAGACGAAGGGTACGAAGGTTGTCCTCCCACCCCCAAAAATGGTTGACGCGCCACTCCCAGAACCAGGGTTCCAAGAACCCCAATTTCAATTTATGGATTCTGGACTTGAATTGGACGCGCTTGATATTAACTCTATATAATGAGGACAAATGACGTATCTGTTGTCTGTTCAATTCTAGAATACTTTACATGTTTAATTTGTTCATACAAACTCTCCACGTGTTTATCGGTAATTGTAAAACATTTTTCGATAAATATTGTACCGTTGTGTTCCACAATCAGTGGTCCGGGTCTGCCAACAACTGATTGTAAAATGTTCACCATATACATTCTATGTGGTTCTCGTCTTTAAAAGTCTTCATCAAAGCCAATCTCCGTGGACTCATCGTCTAACTTCCCATAGTCCCCAACCCGCTTCTCAAAGAAGTTGGTCTTCCCATCCAAGCTAATATTCTCCATAAAATCGAAAGGATTCTTGGAATTCCAAATTGGAGGTTGGCCAATCTGTTTGAGAAGTCGGTCAGAGACATACTCAATATACTCGGACATCTTCTCAGAGTTCATACCGATGAGGTTACAAGGGAGGGCGTCCAAGATGAACCCCTTCTCAATTTCCACAGCCTCCTTCACAATAGAATGAATGGTTTGCGTTGATGGTTTGTGTCTCAACAATTTGAACAGCTCCACCGCAAACTCTTGGTGGAGTCCCTCGTCACGCGAGATGAGCTCATTTGAGAAGCAGAGACCAGGCATGAGACCCCGCTTCTTGAGCCAATAAATAGCGCAGAAAGAGCCAGAGAAGAAGATACCCTCAACGCACGCAAACGCGAAGAGGCGTTCAGCAAAGGAACGAGACTTTGTATCAAACCACTTCATAGCCCAATCGGCTTTCTTTTGAATACAGGGTACGGTTTGGATAGCCTCGAAGAGTTGCTTCTTCTCAGCACCATCCTTAATATACTTATCAATCAACTTGGAGTAGGTCTCCCCGTGGACCATCTCGTTGTGGCACTGATACGCATAGAATGAACGAGCCTCAGAGGACTGTACCTCATCAGCGAAATTGTTATTGATATTCTCAAAAACAATGCCATCGGACCCAGCGAAAAACGCCAGGATATACTTTATGAATTTCTGCTCATTATCATTGAGTGTTTTCCAGTCATCCAAATCCTTGGAGAGGTCTACCTCTTCCGCAGTCCAATTGCTCATTTGAGCCTTCTTATAGAGGTCCCAGAGCTCAGGGTATTTCAGGGGAAAGACTGTAAATCTGTTCAGGGTGGGGGCTAAAAGGGGTTCGTACTCGTCCTCCACCCATTCTTGAAATTCAAAATAGTTTCCGATACGACGTCCATCAACAAATATTTGGGGGTAGGTATCCAATCTTCCGTCACATAACTTCTTGAGGTCCTCTTTCTCAATCATAACTTTTTCATAATCCATCCCCTCGGATTCACATAGTGTGACGGCGTGTTCGCAGTATTGGCATGCCTCCTTCGAATAAATTGTGATTTTCATCTGTAGTATTATCCTTGATAATTTTTTGCTTGAAAACTCTAAGCATGATTGTACCATCTGAAATAATTGAAGACGATATAGTCAAACTGTTAGTAAACGAAGACGATGTAGAAGATGACATGTTCGCAGTCGTGGGAATGAACACCGGCCTGGTGCTTGGGGTGCGTTATCTAAACCCTACTGAACTCATATATAAGTCCGCCTGTGTCTATCAACTTGAAAGTGGAGACATGAACCCTGCGCCATATGAAAGTGTGATGGAACACTACCCAAGTGGAACGACGTTTGAGGATTTGGAATTCAAAATGATTAAACCTGGAATGTATGCACATCTCGAGGAGATTGACGTGGAGGATTCGGATTCCGAAATCTACGATGAGGATGAGAGTGACTCTGAAATGGATGACTTCATCGTCCCTGATGATGAGATTGACGGACAGGTGATACCACCATCGGACTACAAGTCTATTGATGCGGAATGGAATAGCTGGAAACCCACCACCCCAGGGGCGCGGAGTTTTAAGGAGACCGTAGACGCCATTGAAGCCTTGGCCAAAGTGCACGCCGATAACCTAAGTTTCGGTGCGTAATTACAAAAACTAAAAAAGATTAGTCACTTTCATACCAATATGCTGGCAGCTATATGGTCTGATATAGACCGACTATTACCACAAAAAACACAAGAAAAGCCAGTGAATAGAAATTTTTGTCGCGAATGCTCAGGTGTGAAAGTTGTCTCACCCGAAGGTCTTCCCACGTGTTCAGACTGCGGTCTCATTGAAGATAACTTTATTGATGACTCCGCGGAGTGGACGAGTGGACTTACAGATGATGGCCGTGTAAACGACCCATCCAGATGCGGCAATCCAAATGCAAACCCCGAGCTCTTTTCCCAAAATTGGGGGAAGGGTACTATTATTTCAACGCAACGTTCGTCAACGTATGAAAACAAGAGAATGGCTAAGATTAATTTCCATATGTCTATGAATCACAAAGACCGGTCACTCTTTCACGCGTACCGCGATATCGATGAGGCATGTCATACCCTCCCCGAATCTATTCGTAAAGATGCGAAGATGATGTACCGAAAGTTTAATGATGAGAAATTGACCCGTGGTGCGGTTCGTCTTGGTATCAAAGCGAACTGTATTTTATACGCGTGTCGTCTCGCACAATTTCCAAGAACAACCAAAGAGATTGCCGATATGTTTGGAATCCAATCCAAAGACATTAGTCGGACCACTCAAATATTCAAAGATGCTATTATGGGCGTGACCGAGAAAAACTACGTCACAAAATCATTTGATGTGATGCAAAGACTTCTGAATGCGTTTGATATTTCTAGAGAGGAACGATTGAAGTGTAACAAAATGTGTGCGGCCACGGAGGATTGTGTGGAACTTATGAGTAAGACCCCAAATAGCGTAGCATCTGCGATAATTTATATAGTTTTAGGACCCAACGTCACCAAAAGTGATGTCTGTGAAAAATGTTCCGTATCTGTACCAACATTGAACAAGATAGAAACTATAGTAAAAAAACACTTAGAGGTTAAAGGTACTTTGTAATAAACGATGGTTAAATTGTTCCTCGCAACACCATGCTATGGGGGTCTATGTTTGGAAAAGTATATGACAAGTATCATCAAACTCCAAATGCATTTAATAAAAGAGGGCATTCAATTGTATCTCGATACGACCGAAAATGAATCTCTCGTGCACCGCGCGCGTAACGTGTCCGTGGGTCGATTCATGCAAAAGACGGACTGTGAGTATTTTATGTTTGTTGATGCCGATGTACACTTTGACCCAGAAGCTGTTGTTCGTCTCGTAAGGTCTGGGCACGATTTGAGTTGCGCGTGCTACCCCAAGAAGGTGGTGATGTGGGACCAGGCCGCACACGCGGTGAAGGAGGGTGATGAACGTAATATGGCCATGCTCTCTTCGAGTCTCGTCATTAACTTTGGAGCTACGCATCGAGCAGTTGAGAATGGCTTCATAGAAATCTTGGATGGACCCACAGGCTTCATGTGTATTAAGCGCGATGTGTTCAAACAATTAGAGGATAAGTTCCCCGAGTTGTGGTGTAAGAATGACCACCAAAACCGGGACTTTGATGACTACCATGCGTGTTTTGATTGTATGATTGACCCAGTCAGTCGACGATATCTTTCCGAGGATTATGCGTTCTGTCGTCGGTGGCAACAATGTGATGGTAAGATTTACGCGGATGTAAATACAACTTTAGGTCACGTGGGTAATCTTCCATTCACCGGATGCCTCAATGATAGGCTTAAGGCTTAGAACCAAACTACTTGTAATATGAATCTGGTGACTATTATTGTGACTCGTTCCAAATCATGTCATGTTAAGACTCTCCATACAATCCTCAGGCTTAACATTAAATGTATTCAAAAAAATATTAATAACGAGATTGCGTATGTAAACGACGACCCCTTTGAAAAGGCTGAGATTATCGAAAAGTATGCGAAGACACACGACCGTGTCTTTTTCATTGATTTTGGTATAGGTGTGGACGACGCCTCAATTGAACAAGTCATTGAAAAGCATGAGGGTTTGGGTTTCCTTGTGTTCCCAGGGGTTAGGGAAGGTGTGGATTGGGGACTATTCAAAGCCAAGGTTCGAAGTGATTCGGATGAACCCATTAACCAAATGGGACTTCAATTTGATACTGAAGTTTCAAAGAAAGTATCCGAAAATATATATTCAGTTGTACATACCGATGCAAAGTGTTGGATTATGAATACGAAGAATGTGATTAAGAATATCAAAGATAAGAAGGGTCACTGGAAGATTAATGCTAAAATGTTTGAAAAGTTGAAGGACACCGGGGTGAAGATTTATGCATTTACAGCATCTAAGTTGACTATGACGTATTCACACGAATGTGTAAGCAACATTTTGAACGCGGCGGGTGTTAAAACCAATTAAAGTTTAGACCATACCTACATATATGTCATCACCACTTCACACACATGTTGTAAGTTTCATCCATCATGTGTGGGGGAGTAAGGATTATTTCCCAGGTCCTCAACCTGTATCCATCGAGCGGCGACACTTTCCAATTCTTAGAAGTGGAGACTATGTGGTCTGTGAGAAAACGGATGGGGAGAGACACATGATGGTTGCGACAACCTTTGAGGGGAAGCCACACTGTCTTCTCGTCAATAGAGCGTTTGATATGATTGAGATTAAGATTAATCTGAATAAGAAGGCGTATGAGGGAACAATTCTTGATGGGGAGCTCTACGACACGACACTCATGGTGTATGATGCTATTCTTATAAATGGTGCACCCGTAGGACACCTTAACCTCTATCAAAGACTTGCAGAGGCTGAAAAGATGCTCAAGTGTATCATTCATATGAAGTATGATGTGTACCGTCTCAAAGTTAAAACATTTTACGCATTCAAAGATTTTGAACACTTTATGGATGTGTACCTCCCCACAGTGCAACAAAACGTTGATGGTATTGTATTGACCCCTGTACATGAGCCTGTGCGTATTGGGACGCACGAAACTATGTTCAAATGGAAACCCGGTGAAAAGAATACGGTGGATTTCCAAATGAAGAGGGGTACAAGTTTTGAGGGTGTTGGTAAACCTGACGCCCCCGTGTGGAAGTTGTATGTCCAAGAAAAGGGTAAACTGTTCTATGAAACGGAGTTTCCTCTCAGTCGTATGAATGAGCCTTGGTTTGAGGATGATGCAATCGTGGAGTGTATGTACGTGTCTTGGGAGAATGGACCTATGTGGTGGAAGCCCCAAAAGAGACGTCGAGACAAGACACACCCAAACAACCGTCGGACATTCTACAGAACTATTGTGAATATCAAGGAGAACATTCAGTTGAAGGAGTTTTTAGATTGTATACCAACACATAGTGACCCGCCACCGTAGGAAGCTCAGTGTCTTTCACGACATCATCATTTATATAGTACCACTGAGTTCCGTTCTTTACAAAGCTTACGTAGTGTCCATCTGCTTGCATACCCACGTGTACAGCACTTGCGATTAGATTATATTCATAATTATCTATAATTATACTTTCAATAATGTGTATGTGACTTTTACTATCAAACGAAATCATAAGAATTTGTGGAAGTTTTGAAAATACCATTCGGGTTGTCGCGACATTGTGTACCCGTCCCTCAGTATCTTCAAAGTTTTCAAGTACATTCCAATCCGAACTCTTTTTGAGCATCTCCCCCAAATCTGTCCCTTGAGACGTCACCAGGTGCATACTGAAGTCCTCTTCACGTGTTGATTTCCCACCTGGCCAAATCGTTTCTTGGGTCTTTTTCCCGTAGAACCAGTCCTTTATTTGTGGCCTCGCGCGTTCCAAAATGTCTATGATACACAACATAGCCTCTTGTACATCGTGTTGGTCGCGATTCTTGAACCTTGGGAAGTGTGTATAAAACTGTTCCAAGAGAGGGCTCATATTGACAACTCCCTTTTCTTGGGATACCCAATAGAAATGAACGAGCGTCGAGTACAATTGTGTGAATTCACAATCTCCCGTGTACTGTGCGTGTAAAAAGTAATTCGAGAGCACTGGGATGTGGAGTAAACATTGGAGTGCTGTATTAAAATAGCAGGTATTTCCGAGGTTTAAAAAACCTCTCATTACATTTTGTGTATAAAAAACACTTAAGAGAATGACGCGTATCTCTATTGTAAAGAATAATGTTAGACATTAAAACTATCACCGAGAAGGTTCTTCCCGTGTTTGAAACACACAAGGATGAAGAGAATATCGAAGTCGAGTTACGTCTAGGTAAATATAATGGGTCTTTCTTTGATACAAATGTTGGAAAAGATACATTTGACCGTGTACTTGATGGTCTGCACAAGTACACTGGATGGGAAGATGTAAAAACATCCATGTCAGATGTATTTTATAGCGACGCCGATGGTATTCGTATCACGTCGAATCACGACACGGGTGAACAAACAATGATTCAAAAAATCAATGTAGTCAAAGATGATTTTACTGGGACACCTCTCGATATGCGGTTCAGTATTTGTCGAGAGATTCCAACGTGGGGTGAGTATGCGATGGACCGCAAGCGTACAAAGACACGGCACTCCTTCATTCGAAAGAATCTCAGTATTGATATGACGGTATCATCGGGGGACGCCGTTGATATGGACTCAGAAGAGGAATGTTCCTACCAAATTGAGTTTGAAATTATGAAACCTGGGGAGGTCGCATCACGTGATGAACTCTTCAATATCATTCACAAAGTCAATGACCTATCTAAATTAATTCCTGTGTAATAAGTAAATGACACGATTTGTAATCCTTGCCCTTATAGCCCTCGCACTCATTTATGAAAAGACCACACACTCCGAGGAAATTGCGGGTTCCAAGAATTTCCATCTCAGTGCGGGTATGTCTAAACGTACGTACATACAGATGCGCGCAGATGGCGTCGACGCAGAAAGTCTCAAGAAGTTCGTGCAATTGGAGGACCGTTTTCTTCAAATTGAACGAAATTCAGTGTGCTCAGGGATACCCAACTATGTGGAGGGTGCCGTGATATCGAATCTCATAAAGGAACTATTTCCCAAGTATAACTTTGCGTACCACACAATTCACCTCAAGCAAATTGGGGAACCCCTCAAAACCTTGAACACGTATATATCATGTTAGTCAGATTCCAAACAAGCATTTTGTGTTTGAGACTCTCCATTCTATTCGAATGGGTTACAATAAACATAATGAGTCCATTATCATCGGGAGATTTTGTAGTGTATTCCGATATAAGGGGACACCGCCCTCTCCATTCTCTAATGTAGTCCGCAACGACATATATCACTGCGTCTAAAAATTCTTCGAGAGCCATATCAATCCAAGAGTTTTTAGGTGTTCCCCATTCGCGTGTATCAGAGTCAACAATGACCCCGTGACCATAACGTTTCATACCAATATCTAATCGTTCTTGGAGTTGTTCTTCCATATATGTGGACTCTTAACGCTTCATCCTTAAGTTTATCCAAGTCTTCTTATAATTTTGGAGTTGTTTCATCGTTGGTCCTTTAGTAATAATATAGTTTGTCGCCGCATTTCTATATTGCGTGACCAAATTCCGTGGAACGTTATTGACATTGAGTTGACTTTTAATGACCTTCTTTTCCAATTCTCGTCTTCTTTCCATTTTCCAATTACTAACCATACCCTTCTTAATGGCATCCACATTCTTCTTGAATGGGAGACCCAGTTTGTTTCCCTTGTTCAATTGGTTAATCTTCGCTTTGACTGCTTTCACATCATTATCAAGTGAGGGCATCACATTCTTGTAACGGTTCATCCACCGACTACCGTACAATTTAACAAGGTCTCTACGAATAGAATTTTCATTGAGACCTCTCTTCTTGATAACTTGTTGCATCTTTACCACTTCCTTTTGCTTTGCCACTTCTTTTCTAGTTGTTTTGGGTGGTGGTGTCTTTGGTTTTGGTTTGGGGGCTATCAAAGTGTTACGCGCCTTCTCAATCTTTGCACAGAGAGTCGCTTTCGTTTCCTTATCATCGAGTTTAATATTCAAAATGCGAGCCACGCGGATAAGTTCGGTTTTGCTGTAACCCGTACACGTCGCACGACCAACCTTGAATGACTTGTTCGTACCTGAGAGGGTCACGTTACGTCCCTTATTTGTATTCTTAAACGTCGCCGTCTTGGTATTTGATATACGTTTAATCTTTGCACAGATGTCCTCCTTCTTGGAGGATTGGGTAATACCTACAACACCCAATCTCTTGGCGAGGTCCACAAGTTCCGACTTTGAGAGGCGCATACATTGCTTACCATCAATCTTGAGGACCGCTTTCTGCTTCGTGCTCAACACAGTTTTGCGGGTCTTCTTCACAAGTTTTCGTGGAATAGTAGAAGTACTGGACAACACAATTTCACCATTTCTGTACAAGTCTTGAACGAGTTCGATACCCGTGTTATAGGCGACTAACATATCTGCTGGATTTCTCGCCCCAGATATTTGAATATTACCACTCTTTGTAATAATGTATTTGTGACCCTTGTATGTGATATACATAAATGGAGACAATTCATCTTCATATTTCATCTCCGTGTACCCATACCGACGTTGTCCACGACTCGCAAGTTGGGACATATTCCGCACGACCCCATTGATTCTGAATTGACCACTGAGATTGTTATACTCAAATGGACTGTAGAGGAATGCCTCTTTTTCAGAGTAATTGTCGACGATAAACCGACGAATGAGCTCAGGTTGGTTTGCGATATTTGTCCCAATAAACCCCCCGGAGAATCGAATCTTACCATTCTTGTAGAGATTGACTGTAGCACCCTTGGATTCCACCCCATTCGTGACGACAATCTTGAGTTGAACGGTAAAGAAGTTCAAGTTTATATTCCCCTTACGACCGTACTCTCTGGTATGGGTAAATCCAGTCACAAATCGTCCATAAATACCATTAATCTCTTTGGTGTCTATATAAAGACCCTCACCAATGGGTGATTTTGGGAGGGGTTGTTTGAGGAGAATCTTTGTAAGGTTGATACGACTATCGGCACTAAATTGACGATTCACGGTTGCATTGAACATACCTGGATTCAACTTACTCACTGTAAGCTCTGGTTTGGGCACTGGGATATTTGCGACAATAGTGTTCATATCATTGTTTGAATTGTATACAAACTCCGAAAACTCACCATAATTTTCATTACTTATTATGTTTTTTTCAAGGCGAGGTGGAAACTCCTGTTGTCGGGTAATTCCAAGGTCCATCTCAATTTCCCGATTGAGTGCGTTATTTGACGCAGTTGTGGACACAGAACTTGGACTGTTCGAGGTGCGTAGCTCCACACCCGACTGCTTTACAAATTCTCTGAGCTGTTGGCTCATATTACTATTGGTCAGCATTTTTTTTAATAATCATCGGTGGGACCGAGTGTTTCTTCAATCACGTCGAGACCGTAGATGACTGGTTGTCTTGGGTATGTTCGACCCTTGTAGGTAACCGCCTCATCCTTGACCTCAATATCCCGTGAACTGAATGGACCCGCGTAGAAGTCTTGGTTGAACTTGGGTTTGCCCAAATTGTTCGCTTGGCAGTGCTGATTGAACACCTGGATGAAGAGCTTCTGGGGCACAAAGAGGTCGCTCCCATAGACAATGTTGGTGGATTCCAAGAAATTGTGGAGGGTACTCGCAACCATTGCAACCTGCTTCTGGATTTTCTTGAAGTACTCGGGGACAACATTCCAAATATCCTTATTTCTGTACTTGTTTGAGTATTCCAAGTACGCTCGGATACATTTGAGAAGGATAATGGGCATTTCACCATCCAACTTCTCGTCAAGTTGGGGGTCGGCATCCTTGACCTGCTTTGAGAAGTTCCAGGTGAGAATACGGCGGAGGACCGAACCCGAATTATCCTTCCAGTTTGGAACCTCGTTCCCACCCAAGACACCCGGGACCTTCCATTCAATACTCACCGCGGTCTTGTTCTTCACCGCCACGGAGACATCCTCACCTGAGACCATAGATTGGAATTCAGCCTGTTCGAGCGCCAAGTCACCCTTGACCTCTGGGGCAATAAACATAAATGCATCCTTGATGGCGGAGAGACCAAACTTCTTTTCGATGTTGTTTGAGAGGGTCCCAACATCCTCAGCTTCATAGAACTTCTTGAACACTTTGGTAATGAGAGTTGACTTCCCAGACCGTGCGATACCCTTGAAGAACGGAATCACCTGCCACCCATCAAGTTCCCCAATGTCGTAACACAGGCGACCACCCATAACATAGGCCCAGTTACACACCTCATCATCAAACTTCTGATACTTCAGCACAGAGTCAAAGAATGGCGTTGGGATATCCTGCCACCGCTCAAGGTGGGCAAAGTCATCAAACTGTTGGTCAAAGTACTTACACGCGATGATGGTTGGGTCCAGGCACCTAAACTCCTTACTCTCATAGGGATAGAAACAGCAGTCATAGACACCACGGTCTGGAATCCATTCTTTCCCAACAAAGACCCCATTCTTGAATGACCACACGTGACGTCGCTTGCTTATCTCCGGAAACTGGGCATCGATACACTTGGTGAGATTATCAATAACCTCCCTAAATACAGAGCCACGACTGGTAAAGTTCTTCCAGTTCACAAAGTCATCATCCTTTTGGGCGAGGGAATAGACAAACTCCTCAATCGAAAACTTTGGTTTCCAGGCGCGTGTACGGTGTCCCTCAATTGTTCGAATCTCTTCACAACACTGCCCCTTGTACCTGCGATACCCAGCTTTGTAGGCTTCATCCAAGGAGTACAGGAGACACTTTTGGAAGGGTGTGGAACTTTCGAGTTCTTCCTCATCCATTGTAGAGGGGTCACCAGACTTACTGAATTGGGGCAGAGCCGTCGGATTATCCACCCGCTCGAATGATGTGTAGTGACGACGGATATTTTCATACCCATCACTCAACTGCTTCAAAATATTATTGATTCGTCGGGTCACATTGATTCCATCATCCGGTGATTCCTTTTTATGAATGCGGAGGTCCCGTGCGTGGTTTTTAAGATTAATCAGGTAGGTTCTTTGTTTTTCACGGATACCCTTGATGGCGAGAATATCAATCATATTGGGGTTTGGATTTCCAAACTCGTCAAAATTCTCAGGATGGACAAATTGGCGGTACCCCAACTCTCGGGCATTTCGAAAGTCGTTCGTCTTGAGTGACCACGCGTACTCAAACTTGTTGATTATATTCAGTACCTGCTCTTCTTTCATCGATTGGATATGTTGTTTCTGAAGTTCCGCGAGTGCTTCATACTTGTCTGGTTCCTTATCGATGAAATGAGTGTGCTCCATTTCTATATTTAATGACTAACGATTTTTGTTTCTAAGCTTATTTTGGAGGTTGCATTTTGGACAACATCTTTATCAATATCTTGTTCTGTGTTTCCATTTGGTAACACAGGTTAACTAGGGCTGAGCATACGGTATCACCGTCTGGAGTTGCTAGGAGAGAGCTCATAAGTCCAACGATGTCCATACCCTCCTCGTCCTCATCTTCTTCAAAAAAATCATCTTCATCCTCATCTTCGGTCATATCCTCAACATCAGATACAATCTCACCCTCCTCGATTTCAATTTCTTCTTCTTCTTCCTCAGGCTGTGACGACATTTAACCTATACTGAGAAAAATTGGTTGTGTAAATTTCGCACAGCGCGATTTCACCCAGAAAAAAAATCTCTGTCTATAGTACAACAACTCTCACAATGGCCGGTGGTCTCATGCAACTCGTCGCCTATGGCGCCCAAGACGTCTACTTGACCGGTAACCCAAAGGTTACCTTCTTCCAAGCTGTGTACAAGCGACACACGAACTTCGCGATGGAAAACATCGAACAAACCGTTAACGGTACCGCGGCCAACTCAGGCCGTGTGTCCGTGACCGTTGCGCGCAACGGTGATTTGGTCGGTGACATGTACATCGAACTCAAGTCTTTGACTTCCAACACGGCCACCAGTGAAGCCACTGATGACTGCAACTGGGTCGCCGAGCGTGCGATCAACAACGTTGAACTCTCCATCGGTGGTCAACGCATCGACAAGCACTACCAAAAGTGGTGGAGATTGTACGATAACTTGTACCACGATGAAGCCAAGAAGGCGTCGTACGCCAAGATGACCACCGCGGTCGCTGACGAAAAGGTGTACTTGCCTTTGATCTTCTTCTTCAACCGTAACCCAGGTTTGTACTTGCCTTTGATTGCCCTTCAATACCACGAAGTCCGCATCGACGTCGACTTGGCCTCCAACTTCTCCACCTACTGTAACACCGACACCTTCAAGGTGTGGGCCAACTACATCTACTTGGACACCGAAGAGCGCCGTCGCTTCGCGCAAAAGGGTCACGAATACCTCATCGAGCAAGTGCAACACACTGGCTCTGACACCGTGACTGCCTCTGCCACCAAGCAAGTCCGTTTGTCGTACAACCACCCAGTGAAGGAGCTTGTGTGGTGCTTCTCCAACACCGCGGCGAAGTCTTCCTTGTGGAACTTCACGACCGCGAGCACTGATGCGGGTATCGTCCTCGAGTCCAACGCTCGTGCGATCTCCGAATCCAACTGCTACGTCCCAATCACCCAAGGTTCGGGTGTCCCACTCCTCGCGGTTGGTGATGCTGGTTCCGCGTCTACCTTCACCGAAGAAGCCGTTGGTCCATTGTCCACCTTCAAGTTGGTCCTCAACGGTCAAGACCGATTCAAGGAGCAAGCGGGTAAGTACTTCAACCAAGTGCAAGCCTACAAC